TTTTGTTTGATGAACACGCCATGGCTCAAATGCTGGCGGATTATGATATATTAAAATATTCTTGCGATATAAAGACTGACTATCAACTGAAGATTCAAAAAGAAGAATACGAATTTAAGCTTGAGAATTTAAGAATAGAGCACAAAGCCTTAACAGATGAGTACGATTTGTTTATAATGCAAAAGGACAAAGAGATCGATCTGCTGGCTAATGCACTAAAAAAAACTTCGCCCCGTTACAAGTGGTTGCATTTTGCTGGTGGGATCCTAGTTGGTACTGCGGCCTCGTATGGCGCATATAGAGCACTTAATGCAAGATAAAGATTTAAATAAAATAGCTGCGTTTGAAAAGGCGATCGCAGAAAAATATGGAGAAGATGCTGTATCTAACCCTAGAGCAAGCTGGGGAGAGGAAAAAGAAAAAGAATATCTTGAGCAAATGAGAGAATTCTACAAAAAAACAAGCAAGAATCAAGAACGGGAAGATAAAGTAGATGTAAATGGCATAAAGGTTACAAAAAAACTACTTAGTAGAGAATCCCTCAAAAATTGTTCAGTCTGCGGGAAATTCCCAAAGAGTTCAATGGACGATGTTTGTTTGATTAAATTTGATTGTTGCGAACATTGCTATGATCATAAAATTTCCATTACGCTTGACCCGCGACAAATAAAAACTTCAAAAGGATAACACAACAATGGCAACAGTTTACGAAATAATTCAAGGCCTCTCTCAGGCAGCCGCTAATGCATACGATGGCGCCCTTGGAGAAGATCAGTCGCCCCTTAAAACCGGCGCACTTAGAAGAGAGGAAGGGGATGCCCTTATTGACGAGCGAGTAATGGACGGCTTTAATGTAAAATTTTATGGAAACATGATGTGCCTTACTTATCAGTCTGAAATACAATTAAAAGAAGTATATGCACAAGGTTTCGAAGGGGAAATGGAACAAAGGCTAACAGACATTGTTGGCTGGTTGAAGAAAGAATATAAAAAAATCACTGGTGGCTCAGTTACTTTGACCGAAGAGGGGGAAGTCGATGTAATGGTTCAAAACTCTTCTCGGGTTAGAAGCTGGGTGGAAGCAAAGAAGCACTATAAAGTCAGTGGACTCGCTGCAGAAATGAATGATGACAATGCCGGCTCCACAAACCCAGTTGAAAGAGGGTGGAAGACTTTCTTGGAACAGGGAGGATGGAAAGGTACTCGCCCCGATAACGATACAAGGAAGAAGTAAGATGAACGTTTCTCGTGCTGACTTATATCGCATTGTAATTGAAGAATATCTAATTTCTGAAGGCTACTGGGATCATACTGGCGACGATGCTGCCGAAGAGCTACTTAAAAAGATCTTGGGAGATAAATACAAATCACCCGAAGACCGCGGCCATACCCGACACATAACAAGAGGCGGCGATACGGCTGCCATGAAAAAGCCGCATTCCGGAGCAGATGAAACTATGCCCCTCCCCACAGATGATATGCCTCAATATGATGATGAAGATATTGACGACGGCGGCGCTTATGATCCGGATGCGGAGGCTGAAGTCTCAAATATTCCATCAGATGATGCACCAGAGAGTGATTATAGTGGCTTTCAAGATCGTGCTGGTCCGCCTTTGGAAGATCAGATTGCAGATTTAATACAAGGCATGCCTCCAGAAGAGGTGTCTGATTTATTCCAGGCTGTGTTTGCTAAAATTCCCGGTGTCGAGATAGGCCCACCCGAAGCCGAAGAGCCCGAGACTCTTTATAAGCCCGGCGCCGAAGGTCGCCCCGTGGCAGGTTTCGAGATCAACGAGTTGATGGAACTTATTCGCGAAGTTCTCGAAGAGGGCCACTATCACGATATGGGCGACGGAGACGAGATGTATGACGCTTTAGATCCGCTCGGATTTAATGAGATGACCGACGCACAGATAGTTGACCAAGCACATAAAGATGGCTTGGAGGACATGATCATATTTGATGGCGAGGGCGATCTCATTAATCGCGAAGAAGTATTAGCGGCCATGAAAGATGTATGAGTTTTCAACTAGACAAAAAACAACAGGTAAAAGAAATCCTAAAGTGCGGTAAAGATCCGTCTTATTTTTTAAACAACTATGCCCGTATATCTCATCCGATGCACGGGTTAATTCTTTTTGATACATATCAATTTCAAGATGAACTTCTTAAAGACTTTAACGACTATCGCTTTAATGTCATTTTAAAAGCGCGCCAACTTGGCATTTCAACTATCACCGCTGGCTATATTGTATGGATGATGCTCTTTCACCGCGATAAAGCCATTCTTGTTATGGCAACCAAGTTCGCAACAGCAGGAAACCTTGTAAAGAAAGTAAAGAACATCATGCGCAACCTACCAGATTGGCTTAAGATATCAACCATCTCTGTTGACAACCGGACATCATTCGAGCTTTCGAATGGCTCATCGATTAAGGCCGCTTCAACTTCTGGAGATGCCGGCCGCTCAGAGGCGCTATCTCTATTAGTGTTGGATGAGGCCGCACATATTGAAGGTCTCGAAGAGCTGTGGACCGGTCTCTACCCTACATTATCAACTGGCGGTCGATGCATCGCATTGTCTACGCCAAATGGTGTTGGTAACTGGTTCCATAAAACATGTACGGATTCAGAAGCCGGCACCAACAATTTCAACCTAACGACGCTGGCTTGGGACGTCCATCCCGACCGCGCCGAAGAATGGTATAAGAAAGAAACCAGAAACATGTCCAAGCGCCAAATTGCGCAAGAGCTTGAGTGCAACTTCAACACCTCCGGTGAAACTGTAATTGATCCGGATTGTATGGATTGGATGCTTTCGAATATTTGTGATCCTAAGTACAAAACCGGCTTTGATAGAAATTTTTGGATCTGGGAAGAATTTGATCCAACATGTAATTATTTAATGGTCGCGGATGTTGCTCGCGGTGATGGTGCTGACTATTCAACATTCCACATTGTAAAACTTGAGACTCTTGAAATTGTTGGCGAATACCAAGGAAAACCCACCCTTGATATGTATGCTGGGATGTTAAATCAAATTGGAAGGGAATATGGCGGTTGTATGCTGGTTGTTGAAAATAACAATATTGGATACTCCGTACTCGATAAGCTTATAGAATATGGATATCCAAATCTATATTATTCGGTTAAATCGACTCACGAATATATTGAACAACACCAGGCAGAATACAGAACCTCTGCGGTCCCAGGGTTCACAACTTCAATGAAGACGAGACCCCTTATCATAGCGAAATTGGAAGAGTTTATCAGAAATAAACTAATTAAGGTATATTCTTCTCGAACAACCAATGAGATGAAAACTTTTATTTGGAGGAATGGTAAACCACAAGCAATGAAGGGATACCACGATGATCTTATCATGGCTCTTGCAATTGCGTGTTGGGTAAGAGATACTGCACTGCAAGCCAATGCGCGCGAATTGAATTACCAAAAAGCCTTCGCGGACGCTATCTATACTACAAAAACTACTATGAATACTCAAGTTAAAGGACAACAAGGCTACAAAAGAGACAATATTTTTGATAAAATGATTGAAGCTGAAAAAATATACGACCAATATAAATGGATTATAAAGTGAGAAAATAAATGCCACGCGATAAAAACCCAAGAAACCCACAAGCAAACTTATTCAAAGCGCTTACGAGATTGTTCTCGGGCCCGATTATTAACTATCGATCCCAGTCCGGCCGCCGCATCCGCCGGCAACACCTTGATAAGTTCTCCAGTAGATTTAAGACGGCATCAGGGCAGCAGTTTAAAAAATCTCTTTATAATCCTCTTGACTCTATCGCTACCAACGCAATTCAAAACCAACGCCGCGGCGAACGATACATCGATTTCGACCAGATGGAATATATGCCAGAGATTGCATCCACTATGGATATCTATGCGGACGAGATGACAACATATTCGGATTTGAGGCCTATGCTAAATGTTAGCTGTCCGAATGAAGAAATTACTGCTGTTCTGGAAATCTTATATTCTAATATATTAAATATTGAATATAATCTTTTTGGCTGGGCCCGCACAATGTGCAAATATGGAGATTTCTTTTTATATCTAGAGGTGGATGACAAGTATGGAGTACAGACAGTTATTCCGCTCCCCCCACCAGAGGTAGAACGCCTGGAGGGGCAAGACTCCACAAATCCCAACTATGTCCAATACCAGTGGAACTCTGCCGGCTTAACTTTTGAAAACTGGCAAATCGCCCATTTTCGTATTTTAGGAAACGATAAATATGCGCCGTATGGAACTTCTATTCTTGAGCCGGCCCGTCGTATTTGGCGTCAATTAACACTCATGGAAGATGCCATGATGGCATATCGCGTTGTCCGCTCGTCCGAGCGCCGCGTGTTTAAGATTGATGTTGGTGCGATTCCTCCGCAAGATGTTGAACAATACATGGAAAAGATTGTTACACAGCTTAAGAGGCACCAAGTTATTGATCAAAGCACTGGCCAAGTTGACTTGCGATATAACCCCATGTCCATTGAGGAAGACTATTTTATCCCTGTACGGCCCGGATCCGTTACTGATATTCAAAATCTTGCCGGCGGCACGAACACGACACAAATTGATGACATCAAATATCTTCGTGATAAGCTTTTTTCCGCGCTAAAGATCCCCCAAGCATATCTCGCAATGGGTGAAGGTGCGACTGAAGATAAGACGACTCTTGCGCAAAAAGATATCAGGTTCTCTAGAACAATTCAAAGGCTCCAGAGGGTCATTGTTGCAGAGTTAACGAAGATTGGAATTATCCACCTTTATACTCTTGGCTTCCGCGGCGACGATTTGCTGGCTTTTAGTCTGTCTCTGAATAACCCGTCCAAGATCGCCGAACTGCAAGAGATCGAACACTGGAAACAGAAATTTGATATCGCCGCATCGGCCACCGAAGGATATTTCTCACGTAGATGGGTTACAGAAAATGTTTTTGGAATGTCTCACGAAGAGTTTGTACGAAACCAAAGAGAAATGTATTATGATCGCAAACACGACGCGTCACTTCAACAGGTGGCTGAAGCCGCCGCAGCAGGGGAAACTGCTGGTGCCATTGGAGGCGGTGGCGGCGACTTGGGAGCAGATCTCGGTGGCGAAATGGGCGGCGAAGAAGCCCCAGGCCTAGGCGGCCCTGAAGAGATGCCGGCCGGTGACGCCGGCGCCGAAGCTCCTGCTGGCGACGAATCGCCGCTATTGGCAGCTCCTCCCGGATCCCGGCCGGCCCCCCGATTAACCCCGGGCGCCAAAGGAAAGAAGTACACGCCAGTTAGAAGCGATAAGCGCCCTCAAGGCGCCCGTACTAGATCGTATGCATCTAAATTTTCTAAGGAAAAAAGCAGCAACACCACAAGGAACATAACCCCCGGATATGCAGACCTGAAGACTTTGACAAGTATGGATGGCATTTCTACTGGTATTTACGAGAAAAAAGATCCTACTTATACTTTGAGAGAGCAAAATGAAGAAGAACAATTATTTCAAATTAACGAATCAACAAGAAGTTTGCTAGCAGAACTTGAAAACAACAAGGAAAAGAAAGATGAAAGTAAAACACAATAAAAAGAGAAACGTCGCCTTTGTCTACGAAGCTCTAGTAAGAGCAACTACAGTTGCAGTTGTCAAACAGGAGCACGACAAGAAAGATAAGATCTTGCAAGTATTAAGAAAACACTTTGCCCCTGGCACTGAATTGAGAAAAGATTTAGATTGCTATCGCTCTTTATACGAGAGTCAGGGCGTGGATAAAAATACGGCAGAAAGAATCTTAAGAGAATCTCGAATTCAAAAAAGCACCATTGATTCGCAAAAGTTATTCGAACAACAAAGCAATCTGATTCGGGATATAAACAAAGACGTAAGCTCTGATGTGTTTAATTACTTTGTTCCAAATTACAGAACACTGGCATCTATTGCTCAAATATTTTCAGATAAGACAACTCCAAAAAGTAGAGTAATTTTAGAAAATGAGATAATCTCTATCATGCAAAAAAGCCAAAATAATGAGTTTTCCGGCGAATTAAATCCTGTTGATAACATTGTTTATAAATCTTTTGTTGGTAAGTTTAATTCAAAATATGAAGACACTCTTTTATCTGAACAAAAAGACCTTTTAACACACTATATTTCCTCATTCTCAGACAATGCTCTACAACTAAAGATATTTTTAAATGAAGAGATCGGCCGTCTTAAAGATAATTTAGCGACGGCGCGCCAGCAAAAAGAATTTACCGAAGACCAGGAAATGTTAGAGAAACTAGATTCAACAATTAAGCTCTTGGAGTCTTTTTCTAAGGCTGAAATTAGTGAAGATATTTTAAGATGTGTATTGAAAACACAGAAACTATCAAAGGAACTTGCATAAATGGCGGTTATAATCAAGGTTGGAAAAAAGGCCAACCAGAAAAAGGTGCGTCTTGAGCTTGATGTTCGAAAGAGTGTTAATGGAGATCTTATGATTTTTGATCATGGAGATGTCGATATTGTACTTTCGCCTGCTAACAACAAGGTAATTGCTTTTCCCAAGGACACAATGACTGATTTGGTTTATGGTGCTCAAAATAGATTATTTGCTCATTTGAGAAAAAAGGGCCTCGTAATACCTGAAACGGTTCAAGCTGGATCATTTTTTGGTTCTTTTGAGGCTACCATGGAGACTGCAACGGACCAGGATATCAGCGCCCCTAAACTTACTTTAATAAATATTTCTGAATTTATCGACGAAGAGCGTCCATATTTTGAACAAACCGAGGCTATCGTCTCGATGACCGATGATGAGCTGATCCACCCAGACAAGGCTGATTCTACCGAATTGGGCGAAGTACCTCAATCTGCCGAGAAGGGTTCTATTAGACCGGGCTATATCCGTGACCCCTACTCAACAAACTACATGTACACAATATAACGAACAGGAAGTATAATGGAGCTTATATACTTTGTCCTAGCGGCATATGGCATAACACAAATTTTAGTTTATGGCGACTTGCCACTACTAGTGCGCTTGCGCCCACCAAAGAGTTTCGCCAGAGGATATGGAAAGCTATTTCATTGTCCAATGTGCATGGGATTTCATGTGGGCTGGTTTTTAATGCTACTTTCGCCGTTTACGGAACTATTTAGTTTTGACATAACTGTAGCAAATTTCCTTATTTTAGGAGGCTTGTCGTCAGGAACATCGTATATTTTAACCATGCTCGTTGGAGATGAAGGAATAAAACATGAACACAAACATATGGACACAAAAGTGGATGCTGCAACCAGTCCGACATTGCTGTAAGGGATCTTAGCTATGAGCAAAGTCCTTTTAAGAGAGTACTATGAGCTTTGCGATGGCGGAGTTTGCCAAGACTTGCTGACTGAAGCCGAGAAGCGCTTTGTCTCAGAAGGTGGTATGATCTTGTCGGGTATTATGCAAAAAGCTGATACTCGTAACGGAAACGGCCGCGTTTATCCATCGGAAGTTTTAATGAGAGAGGTACATACCTACAAAAAATTAGTAAAAGAGCGCCGAGCATTAGGGGAATTAGATCACCCTGATGATTCGGTTATTAACCTTAAGAACGCCTCGCACATGGTGACAGATATTTGGGCCGACGGCAACGATGTCATGGGGAAGGTTCAGGTGCTCAACACCCCTTCTGGGAACATTCTGCGTTCTTTGGTAGAGTCCGGCGTTAAGCTGGGCATTTCCTCGCGTGGTATGGGCAGTGTCAGCGAGTCCGCTGGCAACACTGTTGTCGAAGATGACTTTCAGCTTATTTGCTTTGATTTTGTTTCAGAGCCGTCCACCCCCGGAGCCTTTATGATGAAAGAGGCAAAAGATTTGAGTCCGCCTAATATTTTTAATAGAGCGGACAAACTAAACAGACTACTTAATGATATATTGGGAGATTTCAACAATGAGTAAAAGATTAAATAAAGAGCAAGTACAATTGCTTATCCTGGAAAAGCTTCAGGAAATAACGTTCGCCAAACGCATCGACGAAGAGCGTAGCAAAATTATGGAGTCATACGATGACTTCTATGGGACAGTCGTTCGCGCCTTAGCGGAAGAACAACTTGGAGAAAATTATAATCCTGAATTAATCGACGAAGGGTTTATGAGTAAAATGTGGGACAAGGCCAAGAACATGGTTTCGTTCGGCAAAGCTGCTGATTCCGATAAATTACGACAAGCACTTGCGCAAGGCGCTGACGCTTCGTTGGCTAATTTTGTGGATGAGCTTGAGGAGATTGCTCCCAATTTTCCAAACACTAAGAGCGAAAATGCATTCACAGCAGCCCTCGCAAAGATCTCAGGTCTTTATAAATCCCTTGTAGACGCAACAAAGAAATCTCCGGACGAAGAAGGCTTCATGAACGCCGATGCTGCTAATGCAGTTATTGAGGCACTAGGAGATTATCTTGACAATGCTCAAGGAAGTCTTTCAAAAGTCTACAAATACATGAAAGAATCAGAAGGTGTAGACTTCAACGATGGTCTTTACTCTGTCTTATTCGAGGGTGATGAAGATGCCCTTCTAGAGGCTGCACCATCTAAGAGAGCCGGCCGACTGATTGGTCAGATAGCTAAGTTGCAAAAGAAAAATCCCAAAAGAGCAGCAAGAAAAGCCAAAGCACTGGGGAGAATGCAAAAAAGATTACTCGCCAAGCAAGCTAGAAAAAAGCTTGGTGCACCCGGCGAAAGCGCGCTCGCAAAGATCAACCAGAACCGAGCC